TTCACTGGCGTGGTCATGAGCGCCGTGGACCCAACCCGTAGCGGCCGACTGCAGGTGTACATCGAAGCATTTGCCGATGGTGGCGAAGCCGGAATGCAAAATGACACCAAGTGGACCACAGTGAGTTACATGCCACCTTTCTACGGCAACACTCCAACAACCACCACCAATGGTCAAACCCAGGACAACGGCGGCTATCCTGGAACTCCCAACAGTTACGGCATGTGGTTTACCCCTCCGGATGTGGGAGTCACAGTGATCTGTATTTTTGTCAACGGTGACCGGAGTCAAGGCTACTATATCGGTGTTGCTCCTGAACAGGGCACAGGCCGCATGGTACCGGCCATTGGCGCAGTGGACAAATCACAGGCCGAAGTGCAGAATCAAAATCAACAAAGTTATTTTGCCGATGCATCAAGATTGCCTGTCACAGAAATCAACATCAACAACGATGAACTTTTTAATAGTCCAAGATTTTTTGACAGCATCAAGCCGGTACAAAGTGTTGTGGCTCAAGCCCTGCTTCAACAAGGTCTCATAACTGACAACGAACGTGGCACCATCAACTCCAGCAGTCAGCGAGAAACTCCCAGTGCTGTGTTTGGCATCAGCACTCCAGGCACAGCCATCTATCAAGGTGGCATGAAACCCAATGATATCAATGCCAAACTCAATGCCGGAGAAATCAAACCCGGTGATGCCAAGGTAATCGGTCGTGTGGGTGGTCACAGTCTTGTGATGGACGACGGCGACACCCAAGGCAACAATGCCCTGTTAAGACTACGCACTTCAAAAGGTCACCAGATCACCATGAGTGACACTGGCAACTTTTTCTATATCATTCATGCCAACGGACAGGCCTGGATTGAATTTGGAGTAGAAGGCACAGTGGATGTGTATGCCACCAACAGTGTGAACATTCGCACCAAGGGTGATATAAACCTGCATGCTGATCGTGACATCAACATGTTTGCTGGTCGTTACTTGAAGATGAAAAGCAAGGAAGATATGCAGTTGGAATCTGACACGTTCTTAAGTGTGCAGGCGCAAGATGATATTACTTTATACAGCAAAAGCACCATTGGAGTCAAAGCAGATGGCACACTCACACTCAACAGCACATCAGGATCATGGGGCGCAGGATCTGCGCTGGCTTTGCAAGCAGGCGGCATTGATCTTAATGGGCCAGCCGCAGGAACAGTTACAAACCCACAACCACTAACAACAACCTTGTTGGATGATACAGAATGGGACACCAGCCGGGGGTGGATAGTCAAACCCGAAGGACTTGAAAGCACTGTGAGTCGAGCGCCCACGCATGAACCTTATCCCTATCACAACAAAGGTGTGGACGTTGAAATTGCATTTGAGGAAGGCAAACCCTCACCACCACCTGGCGCAGTGCCAGTTCCTCCCGGCATAGAAATACAGGCAAAATAACATGGCAGAGTTCTCATTTACCAGTAGCGATGGAAAACCATTTAGCATAAAAGGTCCCGAAGGCCTCACACGTGACCAAGCCGAAGCCATATTTAAAAAACAAGACTCCACAGGCTCTTTGGTAGGATTCAAACCCGGTGACAGTCTTTCTGCGGCTTCACAAGCAGCCGACGGCCTCGCAAGTGCGCAAAGCGCCTTACAACAGGCACAAAGCGGCATTGCTGGTGCTCTTGGCAGTGTGGGCAGTGTGGCATCATTGGGATCAATCAGCACTGCTCTTGGTGGCGCCGGAGGCGCACTAGGTGGATCATTGGCCGCAACTGCGGCAGGATTGACCGCGGCCATAGGTCCTGCTGTGTCAGCAGCCTCGGGTGCTGTTTCTTCGGCTATCACAGGAGCCGTAAATGCAGGCAAGGCTCTGGTCAATGCCGCGGTGATACAAGGATCAACAGCAGTCTCGGCAATACAAAACATCAACAAAACCATAACTGGTTTTCCTGTGACCAATCCCATCAACACTGCTGACTTCACAAAAGTGGCCAGCAGTATCACCGGTGCCGGTGCTGTGAGCGGAATTGGTCCAATGAGTGTGCCCGAAGTGAATGGTGTACTAGCACAGGCAAAGAATTTAACAGGTCAAGCCGTTGATGCCGTCAGCAACACCAAAGGTCTTGGATCATTTGGATTTGATCTAAAACAGTTAGAAACAGCAGGATTTGTCAAGCCCGGAGTAGCGGCCTTGGCAGCACAAGGTGCCAGTTTATTTTCTAAAGTGGTTGCTAGTCCAGCAGCCTGGACTGGCAAGGACGGCATCAAGAGTGCCGGTGATTTGTTGGGCAATGCCGGCAAACAAAGCCAAATACAGCAGGATCTCATGACCAAAGGTGTGGCCGGCCTGGGTGCAGTAGGCATCCCTGTGCAAAACTTGTCCAGCCAAGGCATTGCTGGCATGGCATTGAATGCCGCAAAAAGTATACCCAACGCAGAAGCATTTGCCAAAGGTTTACCTATTCCTGGAGATGCTACAGGTGCAGTACAAGCCTCGTTCTCAAGTGCAGTACGTGATGGTGCGTTTGCCGTTAACTTGGTCAATACCAAGATACCCACTGAATTCAAACAACAAGAAGTACCAGTGCCCAAGTCAGACACTGTGAATCGTGCCACACTGGATGCAGCCAGTACCCGAGTTGTTGGTGATCCAAAGATACCCGTACCCAGTTATTCGGCCAAAGCCCCTTCGGGATCTGCACAAGTTTACATTGACAAAGCCACAATTTTCTTCAACGACTACCTCAATCCCTCGGTTCAGCAATTGCAGGCCTTGGATCCAAAATTTGCGGCCTTGGAGAACCAACAGACTATTACACAAGCACAGTACGACGCACTCAACGGTGAACGTGATGCCATACGCAACAACTACAACATCAATGGTCTTCCCAAAGCCAAGGAACTGGTTGAGATCTACAATAACCTAGATGCTGAAGGGCAAAAAACAATCCGAGCATCTGAGTTTAGTATAAACATCCTTACTACAAAAATTCAAGCCGGTGCTGCCTTCTCTGCTTCACAGAAAGAAAGATTATACGCATTGAGTCAGAAAATTGAAGGGCGCGGTGCCAACGAATAAGCACCTATAAATACCATATGGCACAAACATTTATTGGATTCAACACACAAAAACAATACAAAAAGTTCACTCTCACGGACTTTGAGTTGATCAAACGTGATCTGCTAAACGCATTTAATATACGTCAAGGACAACTGCCCGGGCGACCTGCATATGGAACCACCTTGTGGGACTTCTTGTTTGAAAATCAAGTGGAAGACTTGCAAACTGCCATAGTGGCAGAGGTTCAACGTGTGGCCGGCGGTGATCCACGTATCTACATCAGCGACACACAGGTGTTTCCACAAGAGAATGGCATACTACTTGAAATTCAACTGGCAGTGGTGCCCAGCACAGACGCCGAAAGACTGAGTATTTTCTTTAATTTACAACAACGTTCGGCCTCCTACGTATAAACTAAGCCGTTTTTGAAATCAATAAATAAACAATAGAGGCTCAGTACAATGGCAAAAACAACTAGACAAACAGCGATATTTGGTGTACAAGATTGGAAACAAATCTATCAAACCTATCGCGAAGCCGACTTTCAAAGTTATGATTTTGAAACTCTGCGCAAAAGTTTTGTTGACTACCTGCGCTTGTACTATCCAGAAACATTCAATGACTACATTGAATCGTCAGAATACATTGCCTTGTTGGACGTTATTGCGTTCATGGGACAAGCACTTGCATTCCGTACCGACTTAAACACTAGAGAAAACTACATGGACACGGCCGAACGCCGTGATAGTGTGGTTCGCCTGGCCAACCTGGTCAGTTACACAGCCAAACGCAACATTGCCGCACAGGGCTTGCTCAAAGTATTCTCAATTACCACAACAGAAAATGTTGTGGACTATCAGGGTGTAAATCTAGCCAACTACACAATCAACTGGGCCGATCAAACCAATCCAGACTGGCAAGAACAATTTACCACAGTGATCAATGCCAGTCTAGTGGACACACAAAAAATTGGTCGCCCTGGCAATAAACAAACCATACTTGGCATAACCACCAGCGAGTATGGCATCAATCTTGTGCCAGGATACTTGCCGGTAGTACCATACACAGCCACAGTGGATGGGGTGAACATGCCATTTGAGGCCATGACATCTACATCAGTAGGTGAAACTTACTTGTACGAACCTTCCCCACAGGCCAATGTGCCGTTCAATGTGTTGTTTCGTAATGACAGCCTGGGATTCCAGTCAGCCAACACTGGTTACTTCTTTATGTTCAAACAAGGGGTACTACAAAATCAAGACTTCAACTTGAGTGAAAAAGTCAGCAACCGCACAGTAAACATCAACATTGAAGGCATCAACAACGAAGACCGTTGGTTGTTCCAGTTGGACAATGTGGGCAACATCAATCGTGAGTGGGCCTATACTGAAAATATCTATGCAGCCGGTGCAGAACAAGTAGGCACAACCTTGCGTCCTATCTATACTGTAACATCAAGAACCAATGACCAGATTACCATGGTGTTTGGTGATGGCGTGTTCAGTGAAATTCCTGTGGGCACATTCCGTGCTTATGTTCGCGCAAGCAACGGTTTACAATACATCATCAATCCTGCAGAAATGCAGGCAGTGCAAATTCCAATCAGTTATATCAGTCGTGCAGGCAATCTTGAAACACTCACATTCACTTGTGGCATCACACAACCTGTTTCAAACAGCCAGGCACGTGAAACAATAGATGCTATCAAGCAACGTGCTCCTGCACGTTACTACACCCAAGACCGCATGGTCAATGGCGAAGACTACAATCTCTTCCCATACACACAGTACAACTCAATTGTCAAGAGCAAGGCACTGAATCGTGCGTCGATTGGTACCAGTCGTTATCTTGACTTGGTTGACAATACAGGCAAATATTCCAGCACAAATACATTTGGCAGTGACGGTGGCTTATGGGAACAAAATATTTTGCCTACTATTTTGCTTTCGTGGACCAATCGCAATGAAATTGCTGACTTTGTTGGCAACCAGGTACAACCGGCCATTGCACAAACTACCATGCGTCAGTTTTACTATGAGAACTTTCCTAGAGTAACAGCAGACAGTTTGCCCACATATGGTGGCACCACTTGGGTAACTGGTGCCTCTTGGACTCAGAGCACCACCTTGGCCAATGAGACCACTGGATATTTTAAAAATGCAGTGTATTCAATTGCATTGCCCACAGGATCTCCTATACCAGTAGGAACCACCACAACCACAGCATTCAAGTATGTGGCGGTGGGCAGTTTGATTAAATTTGTACCTCCTGTGGGTTACTATTTTGATCGTAATAACCGACTACAAGCAGGCTTGCCAACCTCGGCAGATCAGAAACTGGAAATCTGGGCCAGCCCTATCAGCATTATAGGCTCGGGTTACAACAACGGTCTTGGTAATCTTCCTTCAGGTGCAGGTCCTGTTGCTCTCAACAACTTTGTGCCCACAGGCGCATTGGTTGACACAATTATTCCGCTATTTGTTACAGATTTGCCTGTGGGTGTAGAACAAAGTATCACTGAGCAAATTTTATTGAATCGTAACTTTGGCCTGGGATACGACAATAATGGTGACATCACTGGCACTCCGTACTCATGGTATCTAATTACCAGCACCAATCTAGCACAAGATAGCACCTGGAGTCAGACCTATGCTGGCAGCACATCGGGAACAAATCTAGATGCAAGTTGGCTGATACAATTTGTTGTGCAAAATCAAAATTACACCACTACCTTCCGTGGCCTTGCATACTATTTTGGATCGGTACTGCAAACACGCTTCTTTTATTATTCCAATGGTCAAATTTATGACAGTCGCACGGGTACGGTGATCAAGGATTTTATCAATGTGCTGGCAGTTAACACCCGTCCTGATTCAACAGATCATTTGCCCGGTGATATCACAATGACTATCACCGGACAGCCAGTTGAAAGCGATGGCTATGTTGATGACTTCCAGGTACTGGTGGGATATCGAGACAGTGACAACGATGGCGTGCCAGATAATCCAGACTTCTTCAGCGAAATTGTTGCACCCAATACCAATCCCACACAAAAATATGTTTATCTGCAAAAGACCGTGGACTTTGACAATCTACAACGTTACCTGTTGGTAGAGCCTGATGTGGTTGTGAGTGACTATGG